TCGTTCGTCGCGCCTTCGATGTTGACGGCGGCGTAGGTGCCGGTGACCGAGCGCCACAGCTCCTCCAGCCCCTCGTAGTTCACGCGCACGACGAACGTGCCCTTGAACAGGAGGCCGCCCTGATAGAGCGCGCGCCGCGACTGCTGGTTGTAGAGCGACTGCTCCTGAATGACGCCGACGACCGGCGCCACGTTCCACGACACCACCTCCAGCTTCTTCGTCGGGGCGATGTACGTCCCGTAGGTGGTCTCGTGCGGACCGAACTGGAGGTAGGTCTTGTGGCCGAAGCCCGGAAGCGGTGACATTGTGCGCCCTCCCTACGGCGTGGCGTGGTCGGTGCTGAACTCGATAATGGCGACCTGCAGGCCCATGAAGATGCCGCCCGTCGAGAGGTCGTCGCGGATTGCGAAAGAGCCGGGGTACATCGGTGTCTCAGCGAAGGCACTCCACGCGTTCTCGGCCTGATAGAGCGCGCGACACACGTCCGCTTTCAGCGAGGTACACATCCGGACCGAGCGCGCCGCGCACCAGATATTGAAGGTCGCGCGCCAGAAGTGTCTCGTTCCGTACTCGTGTTCGGTGTCCGGGTCGGTCGCCGCGTGCTGGACGTAGATGCTCGGCGTGGTGTCGGTGACCTCCTGCGCGTCTCCCGGAACGCCCTCGATGAGGTTCGGGGCGACTTGCAGGTTCCAGTTGGTGGTGCTTGCGATGAGCGGGAGCACGCTCTGGAGCAGGATGTCGACCATCCGGTTCTCGGCCGCATCCGGGACGCTCACGCGACCCTCGCGCAGTAGACTCGGGTGAGCGCGCCGTCGTCCTCCTGCCGCTGCGACATGACCCGATGCGGCACGCCTTCGATGTTCAGCGTGACGCCCTCTGCCAGCCCGACGAGCGTGCCGGTCTTGACCACGACGGCCTTGAAGTGACCGACGAACGTCTGGCCCGAGGCCGTGAGCCGGTCCTCGTCCGTGGTGTCGACCACGCCCTTCGTCTGGTAGAGAACGCTGTTCGTGATGAGGTCGACGGGGACGCCGAACGTCCCGAGCATGCGCTCGATGTCGGCGTCCCCGAAGAACGTGGTCACGTTACGGCTGCACCTTCTTGGCCGCGACCGCGATGAGCGAGGTCGAGAAGGCCGCCGCCGTACCCGTGAGCGTCGTCGCGTTGAAGCGGACGAACTGCTTCAACGCATTGGAATCGCACACGAGGTACTGGACACCGGCGACCGTCACCGCCGTGAACACGGCGTTCGTGCCGTCGGTCTTCACCGCCGTCGCGTAGCCCGAGGCGAGCAGGTCGCTCGTCTCCAGCGTGACGACCATGTTCGGCGTGGTGCCGGCGACCACGGGGACCGCGAGGATGAATCCCACGAGGCCCTCGATGGCGGTGATGTCGACGCCCGTCGCCGGACCGGCGCCGCCGATGGACTGATTGACGATGGTGAGCTGCGTCTGGAGCGCGGGAGCCTTTTCCAGTGCGGACATGCTGCTTGCCTCCTTTGAACGGGTGACGCGATGCCGTCGAATGTCCTCGCGCCGAGCGAACGCCCCTACCGGGTGCGCCCCTTCGGCGTCTGGGTCCGCGCCGCCGGGTCTCCCACCGTCGGCGCGCTGCTGCTCGCATCCCCGGCCGGAGGCTCGGGGTCCTTCGTGCCGTCGTCCCCGCCGCCCGATGCCGGAGGGGCAGCCTCCGGCATCGGGACGAGACGACCTGCGGCGACGTACGGCGCTGCTTCGGCCGGGGTCAGCTCGGCGGTGTCGCCGGGATAGACGTCCCCGATGGCACCTCCGAGTGCGAACCCGTCCTTCACGAGGTACTTCATGTGCTTCCCTCCGCTGGCTCGCGCCGGACTAGCCGGTCGCGGCCGTCGAGCAGGAGAACGACTCGCCGTGGCGCGGCAGGATGTCGGCCATCTGGAACGACGTCACTTCGATGACCCCGCGCTTCTTCAAGCGGTAGGGGTCGACCACCAGCTCGAATCCGCCGAAGCCCGCGACGATGAGGTCGGACCAGTTGCCGAACACGATGCCGAACTCCGCGCCGCCCGTGGCCTCCGAGCCGGACATGGTGCTCGACACCTGATTCGTGGCCGAGGCGCCGTAGCCGACCATCGTGCCGTCCTGATACGTCCCGGTCCAGATGGGACGACCGGCCGCCGCCGACGGGAAGTCGAGCGCACCGCGCAGGTTGGTCGCGACCGTCGGGTGCGTAATCCACCCGAGCGAGCCGAGGTCCGCGTTCAGGCCCGCGACCTGCCCCTGCATGGCGAGCAGGAGCGCGTACGTCGCGGGCACCGAACCGAACGGCTTCTTCGACACTCCGGAGGCCTTGTAGATGCCCGTCGGCTCGCCGGTCCCCTTGCCGTGGAGCGCGGCGCGGTCGATGGCGATGGCGTGGATGAGCGCCAGCTCGTCCCGCACCATGGCCTCCACGTCGATGCTCGTCTGGATGAGGAGCTGGCGGGAGTAGCCCGTGGTCGCCTGCAGCGTCTTCGGCGAGAGCAGCGCCAGCCCGAGGGCGATGTCCGAGTCCGTGAGGTCGGCCGGCGGATTCTCGCCCTGCCACGTGGCCGAGATGGCCCCCGTCTGCTTCGGGAACGCGATGGGGGCGGTCAGCCCGGTGAGGCTCCTCGCGCCACGCTGGAACACGGCGGTCCGGTTCCGGAGCAGCTCGATGAGTTCGCCCTGCTGGTCCTGCACCATCTCCGCGCCCTTGCCCGTCGAGACGCTGACGAGCGCGCGCACGCCGGCCGTTGCGACCGGAGCATCGCCGAGGCGCAGCGGGACCATGACGCCGCCCCGGCGCTCGACGCTCGGCGAGAGCTTCGCCTCCAGCTCGGCCGAGACCTCGGCCTCCAGCCCGTCGAACTTCCCGCCCTCGGCCCGCGACGCGGCCCCGAGGATGGCGCGGGCGTAGCTGTACCGCTTGACGTCCTTCGCCGGCAGGCCGAGCGACTCCTCATCCTGTCCCGAGGCGCCGCCCTTCGTGCGCTTCGCCTTGAGAATCTCGACCGCCACCTGACCGGGGTCGAGGTTCCGGGCGAGCCAGTCGGACACCTTCCCGAGCATGCCGTTCGCCTCGGCGAGCGCGACCACCTCGCGGGTGTTCGCCTGCGAGTTGTCGGGGCCGGCCGTGGCCGGGGCCTCGCGCTTCGGCTCGGTCGGCGCAGCCGCGCCGCCGCCCGCTCCACCGTCGTTCAGCTTCACGCTGCGATGCAGCATCGTGCGTTCCTCCTCGGTGCGGACGGACCTGCCGTCCTCGATGATGACGGGCGGGAAGTCCCCGCCGTCGCTGCTCCTGCCGACGCCGACCGTCGGGTCCGCCGGGATGCCCACCACGGACAGCTCGATGGGTTCCCACTCGTTGAATCGCCACAGGTCGCCGCGCTCGCTGTCCTGCTCCACGAGCGTGGCGCGCTTCGGGATGTACCCGACGCTGATGTTCGTTCGAATGCCGTCCTCGACGTCCTGCTGCACCTCCTGCCCACGCTGCGAGCGGGAGAAGCGAATGTTCGCCCGCAACACGCGGTCGGCCCCGAGGGCAACGTTGTCGATGACGCCGATGGGTGAGCCGCGATGCTCCTCCAGCACGGCCGCGCGCCCGGAGCTGAACCGGTCGAGGGTGATGCTCCCGGGGGAATGGTCGAGCACCTCCCGCCACTTCGTTCCCCAGAACTCCCGCTCGACGACGTACTCGCTGGAGACGGCGACCTCGAAGCTCGGCGTGTCGCTGGCCGAGGCCGAGCGCGCCTGCGCGTCCATCGTGTAACCGCACGCCGGGCACGTGAGCGCGCCATCCGGAACCGCCGCCTTGCACTGCGGACACGGGTCCATCGCGCGCGCCACCCTCGTCACCGAGGAGATGGGCACGAAGCGAACGCCCGGAGGGCCGGGCAGCCTCGGAGTCTTCACTCATCCTCCACGAACTCGAACCGGAGCGGCTTGCCTCGGCCGGTGTGCCGAAGGAACCCGTTCACGTTGTTGGTGCCGTTCTTCGTCGGCGTCGAGGCGCCGTCGGCCTCCGTCTCGGTGGCGGTGAGCGGCTTCTGGACGGAGACGGGACCGGTGATGTCGATGCCGTACTCGGCGGCGAGGTCCTTCTCCTCCTTCAACTGCTCCAGCACGTCTTCGAGGTTCTTCCCCTGCTCGGCGAGGAGGTCGGTCCGCGAGGTCAGACCGGTCTGGATACCCAACACGCCAGCCTGCGTGTCTTTGAGAGGGTCCACCCACTGCCAACCTCGGGGTGACCACCTCGCCGAGAGGAACCGCCGGAAGTCGCGCGTGTCGAACTTCAAGGCGCCCGAGAGGAGCGCCATGTTCAACCAGTCCGCGTGGACGTTCCGGAGGAACGCGTTAATCCACCACTGCTGGAGCGTGCGCCAGACATCGCGTTCGAGCAGCATGCCCGACCGCATGGAGCTGTAGTTCACGCTCTCCAAGTCCGAGGCGAGACCGTTGTAGCTCACGCCCACGCCCACCGCGATTCGGCGCGTCGCGTCCTTGACGAACGTGCCGAAGGAGCTGGCGGGATGCTGCGGGTCGAACGTCGAGAGTTCGTACCCGTCGGGCAGAATCTCGAAGGTGCCCGGGTTCACCTCCATCTGAAACGAGTTCGACCCCTTGTCGGGCATCGCTCCCGCTCCCTGCCCCTCCTTCCGCTGGAAGAACCCCATCTTGGCCGCGCCGGCCCGCGAGGCCACCAGCTCGGCCTCGATGTAGCCGTCGAGCATCTTCGCCGGCACCATGATGCTCGCGAGCCACGAGACGCCGCGCGACTGCTTCGCGCGGTCGGGCCGGTAGAGGTGAACCATCTCCTCCGCCGGCACGCGGACGCGCTTCCGGTCGCCGTAGTTCATCCACAGCCCGGGCAAGCGGTTCCAGATGTAGTAGGCGACGGGGCGCCCCATGTCGTCGTGCTCGATGCCCATGCGAATCTCGTTCTGAGCCTCGCCCTTCCGCACGTTGTAGGTCTCGTCGACGAGGTCGGGGTCGATGTATTCGAGCGCGAAGCCCCACGCGTTCTTGAAGCCGAACCACTTACGGACGAACGCCTCGCCGTCGCGCGCGACGCCGCGCAGCACGAGCTGCGAGAAGGTAGTGAGGTCGGTGCTGCCGTCGATGGTCGGTGCGAGCGACCACTCATCCCACGCCTCCTCCAGCGTGTCGTTGATTCGCTTGTTCAGCTTGTCGTCGTTGTTCCGCACGGCCGCTTCATAGTCGATGCCGTCGGGGCCGATGACGTTGATGCCGAGGAGCCGGAGGTAGTTCCGGATGAGGGCGTTGTTCCGTTCGAGGTCGCGCGCGCGGGAGCGGAGCTTGACGAAGTTCCACCGCATCTCGTCGTCGGGCGCGAGCCGCGAGGTGACCCAGTCGGCCAGCAGTCGGTTCGTGTCGGACGCGGCGTAGGCCGAGGAGCCGAACAGCTCCGCCACCGCGCGCTTGACGCGCGTGACGAACCCCGGCTTCTGCTGGCGCTGCGTCACCCGGCGGGGCCGCGTCCGCATCACGGAGCCTCGTTCCCGGTTCCGGTGAACGCGACACGCACGGGCGTGGTGAAGGTGCCCGGGTTCTTCTCGCGGTGGACCTCGGCCCGCAGGTCCGCGCGCATGGCGTAGAGCTTGTCGAGCGAGAACAGCGTCGCCGCGCGGCCGGCAATCTGGTAGGACTCCATCATGCCGCCGGAGAGCCGCGTCGCGATGGCCGCCTCAACCTCGGCGAGCCGCTGCTCCGCGAACGACGCGAGCGAGCCGGCGATGGCGCTCTCAATATTCGCGCTCACGTCGACCGCGCCGGAGTCGACCGTGTACTTCTCGCCCCCCACGTTCGAGACGCGCTCCTCCCACTGGTAGGTGCCGGCGTCGAGCGGAGCGGTCGAGGCCGCCGGGATGGTCACGACGAACTTGTCGCCGGACGCGGTGGCGACGACCGGAGCCAGCAGCTCCTTCCCCGCGAAGTAGAGCGTGAGCGTCCAGCCGCCCGAGGGAAGGTAGCCCGTCACCGACTTCGTGTACGCGACCGTGGTCCCGGCGGGGAACGTCGAGGGCATGCTCGTGAGCTGCACCGCTTGCGCCATGGCCGGAGAGTGTCAAGGCGGTGGCGCGCGCACCATTACAATCTCGCTGGAACGCGAGCGGCCCCGGAGCCGAAGCCCCGGGGCCGCGATTGTCAGGCCGGCGTCAGTCGACGCCGTTCTGGCTCCTCGCCTCGTCGATGCGCTCCAGCATCGCGAGGTAGGGCACGAGCAGCTCGCCGAAGTTGTCGCCCCGGTAGTGCGCGTCGCTGTCGTTCGCGAGCACGAAGGTCTGCGAGGAGTAACCCCACTCGCTCGGCTTCTCCATGAAGGCCTGCACCGAGTCCGAGGTCACGATGGCGCGCCCGGAGACCTCAGCCTCCTCCTTCGAGTGCCACCGGATGGCGAGCACGTAGAAAGGCTCGCCGCCGATGCCGTTGCGGTGGAAGTCGCGGCTCTCGACCACCACCGTGAACCCGCTCGGGTCGCCGTCAATCCACAGGCCGATGCCGCCGGGGAAGGAGTTCGTCATGACCTTGCGGCGGCCGCGCGTCACCGCCTTCGCCTTCGTGGTCGTCGCGGGCGCCGCCTTCGTCGTGGTCTTCATCTCGTTGCTCCCTTCGGTTCCTGCTGGTCTGCTCGGCCGGGCCTCTCCCGTCCGCAACACCATAATCGGGCTTTCGACTTGAGCGGTCAAGTCCGTTCTGAACTTTTTTTTCGAGGCCGGCCGGGGCCTCCCGCCCGGGCGCGCGCCGGACCCCCGGCGAGAGCCGGGAGGCCGATGTTCCACGTGGAACATCCGGGAGAGGCGCTCCCGGGGAGAGGCCCCGAGAGCGCCGCCGTGCCCCGGACAGGGGCGGGTGGGCCACCCCTAGAGCTTCCCCCGCCGGACCCGCTTCCGCCGGCCCGTCCGGGCATTCTCGGCCGCCCGCTGCGCGAGGATGGTGTGGAGCGAGGCGATGGTAATGGTGAACCCGGCCCGGGAGTGCGCCTCCCGGACCGTGATGGTCGGGCCTTGCCCGTGGAGGTCGGGCCGCAGCTCCACGATGAGCGACCGGCGCTCCCGGGCCACCTTCCGGATGATGGTCCGGGTGAGAGGCCACGCCCGGAGCGGCGACTTCCCGCCCCGCGTGTGCCCCTCGGCCTTAGAGCCTCCGACCCGGCGCTCTCCCTCGCGCCAGTCGGCGTCCTCGGTCGCGCCCGAGAGCACCTCGAAGGGGTCTCCGACCGCGCGGCCCGTTCGAACGTCCCAGACGTCCCACCAGCCGGCGCGCCGGAGCGAGTTCCTCACCTCGAAGCGTCGCGTCAGTACCTTCGCGCCCGAGAACCTCGGGCAGTCGTCGCAGTGGAACTCCGGCGAGTCGGTCGGTCCGTCGACCGGAAGCATCGCCCCGCAGTCGGGGCACGGTTCGAGTCTCATCGGCCACCTCCCGGCTTGCAGCCGCGCCACTCGATGGTGCCGATGCCGACGCACTTACCGCCGTGGCCGGCGTCGAGGTCCTCGGCGAACCATTCCCGGGCGATGCGCTCGGCCGCCTTCGCCGTCCGCGCGCCCTCGACCGTCCCATCCGGGAGCATCACGAGG